ACGTATCCTCTCAACAAATATACTATAGCATTAAAAAACCCCCTGTGTAGGGGGCTTGTGACAGTTCTTAATGTGTCATGCATTGGATGGTGGACTGTCCACGTTCTTCCATACAAAATCACCAGTCTTATCCATGACATGACACTCCCAGTGATGGAAGTCATCAGGACAGTCTTCCTTTCTAGGGAACCATGCAGTAGCATTTGCTATTGCTTGATCCTCATTAGTAACTGCTATTATATCCCAGTCACCCAAGGTTTTCATGAGATCAAGGACATCTTCCTCTGCAAAACTAGAGTACCATGTCCACACTGCTGTCTTCTTAGCATCATCAGCAGTTTTAATCTTATCATTGACAAAATATATTAAGCATGTATCATTGGTTTTACAATATGCTTCAATTGTATCCCAAATGTTCAATGAAGTTACTGTCATGATCCCCTCTCTTCTTCAAGTTTTTTGAGTAACTCTGTCATATAATCTTTTGTAGTATTATATTCTGCATCAGTAAATTTATCACTCATTTGATTAGTTTCACCTTCTGATGGTCCTGGTTCAACATAAACAACACCTGACTTAGATAATGCATCTAAGAATGATTTATTATACAGTCCTTCAGTGAGTGACGATACAATTAAATAGGATGCAATCTTTTCTTTAAATGTATTAAAATATGTTGATGAAACCTCAACAAATTGATCATCACTCTCCAAATATGCTGGTGGTGATGGCTTTTGTAAAACTACATTCTTATAATATGATGGATTAATGGGGAACTTAACTCCTACAGCATCAGAAGTATTGGCTGCATTAGGAATATCTCTCAACTTTGCCCTGTATTTCTTATACAATTCTTTATCATCAGCACTAATACCAGAGTCCTCAACAAATACCCAATCAGTTTCAGTGAGTAGGAAGTTACGTGCTAATCTAACAGACAACCAACTAACAGCAGCAGTCTTGGCATGTATCTTAGCAAATGTTGATTGATACTCTTCTTCATCTAAGGAATCAGCAAGAAAGAATGCCTCTTTAAACTTATCATATACTTTCTGACCTTCAGTACCACCAACATCTCCCATCTCATAATCATTCCAATAGAATGTATCAGTCTTGAAATTCTTGGTGTACTTACGTTTTTGTGCCATATAAGTATCATTTGCATACCATGCAAACAACACTAACTTATCCTTGTCACTATCCCACAAAGGATACAACACAGGAACAATGTCACTAGTCCAATAAGTGTCAGTAATATTCTTAGTCACATTTTTATATGTAACTGTCTTTTGTATTGCATCTACTTGCAATATTAATTCTGTGACTGCCATGTTAGATATTAGTTCCCTTGTTTATTTAGAACGCTTTGATAAGGTACTTAGATAGATGGTACGGTTCAATAAGTGGTACATTCTTATCTGGATTAATCGCTGCATTTGGTATAAGTGGTACTTGTGCAGTCAATTTAACTACTGCATCGTTTCCAATCGCACCTGCTGGATTAGGTTTAGTAGGATCTGCATTAATCTCATAGTTCAATTCATCAACTGTTGTGTTAATCTTATTTTGTGCAGAAACAAAATCTAATTCAGTTATCTCTGCATATTCATAGATGAAATCACATATACCATAATGATCAGTATCAGTTGTATAATCACCAACTGATCCTCTGTCCTGTACAATTTGAAATCTTGTATTTGGTTTTCTTGCAGCAGTGGGTAGATCAACACCATACCAATACCAATTGGTTGGGTTGCTACCTTGACCAGTACCCTCATACTTTGGTCCAGTTGCATCAGCAGGATCTGGCAGTGGTACAATTTCAGTTAAGAAATTACTAGTAAAGTTATCACTCAAATCAGTATTATAATAGATCTTCAAAGAATCTCCACTATTTTCAGGTAGATTACCACCATTAATACCATTGCCACGTGCTACTTTAATATTAAACCGTATTACATTAGTTGTATCTTGTTCTTTAATCGTAATCCATCTCTTTTGCTCAGTACCAGCAATCTTAACATACCTTTTATAGTCTTCAGGTATTACCTGTGTAGATAATGTAATAGCACTGACTGCTCTGTTTCCACCTGCCTCAACCGTAGCAGTAGCAAAGGCACGTGTACCAGCACCATGTAGAATACGAACTGTTGGTGCAGATGTATACCCAGTTCCTCCATTATCTAAAGTTATTGACGTAACCTTTCCACCAGATACTACAGCAGTAGCAGCAGCACCTTGTCCACCACCACCTGTAATTTCAACTGTAGGAACTTGTGTAACTGGTAATGCAAATCCACCACCATCACCAGAACCAGAACCAGATGCATATAGTTCAATACCTTCAGATGCTTTAATAACTATATCACCAGTGGTTGTAATTGATTGTTCATTTTCCCATCCAGTAATTTCACCAAATCCAATTTTTGCATATGGTGCTCCAGCATTATCAACTCCAGTAGGACCAGCAGCAACAGAACTATCCATTGTAAGAGCAACAGATGATGCAAGTGCTAAATGTTCCTTTTCTATAGTAAATTGAACAAATCCACCAGATCCACCACCACCTCCACCAGGAGTCCATGCACTATCATCTTCTTCAGTGTAAATTGTAACGTAACCATCTCCAGCACCAGATAAAGGTGATGGATGTGATTGAGTAGCATTAATAAAAGTAAAGTATTGATTATTATATCCAGATTGTCCTGAATTTCCTCCTTCACCACCAGCGTGTCCACCTGCACCTGGATCTCCACCACCATCACCTTCTGGATCTCCTCCAGCACCACCTCCACCACCTGCGGCTGTTGATGTGGAGATTCCTCCACCTCCACCTCCACCACCGCCACCTACGCAACCATAGTTACCACCTTGCTGACCACCACCTGAAAATAATGTACTAGCACTAGCAGTATATAATGCTACACCTTGTTTCATTCCTTGACCATCTCTTCCATTATAATAGTATTGTGGATGATTTTGAAGACCACCGCCTCCACCGCCTCCACCAGCACCTGCAACTAACTGTGAATTAAGTAGAACTGCTGTAGCACCTCCACCACCACCGCCATCATCAACTGCTCCGTCACCACCTCTTCCACCATCTGCATTAGAATATCCTCTTCCACCATCTCCACCCCATCCTGCTCCACCAGCACCTTGGTCTCCAGCAGGAATAGATTTATGTCCTCCTTCTTCTCCTGGCCAAACTTGGAAACTCCATGTATTTTGACTACCAGGATTATTCACTTCAAGAGTCATCACAGTTCCTTCGTGACCCCAACCACCTTGAACATTATTATATGTTGATCCTAATGAAAAATTATCTCTTTGTTGAGAATCTCCTCCTTTAGCTCCAGCAATGGTAAATCTTATAAGTTTAAACTCAGAAGTAGTATTTAATGTAGCAGTTTGAAGAGCATTAGTAAAACCATATGTATAGGTATTATTTGAACCACCTGACTGTCCTATAAATGTATGAATACCATCAGTACCAGCACCAACAGCAACAGTCATATTGGAACCAACAGAACCAGGTCCACCACTACCAGCTTGATTTGGATTAGATGTTGCTGGATAATCTGATCCAGGAAAACTACCACCAGTACCACTACCTTGTTGTCCAGATGTACCTGGATTACCCTGTTCTGGTTGAAATATTGCCTTGTTTACTTTTGTACCACTCTTAGTAATTGTTCCAGCAGCACCACCACTTGTAAAATTAGCAGATTTTCCACCTCCAATTCCACCACTAGCCTCAACATCTAACAATGTTCCTCCACCAGTTACTACAACTCTAGTATCATTACCATCCTCACCTGATTGTTGACCATTACTACCAGATCCACCACCACCTGAAATAGTAATTTGCATAACTGCCCAATTATTAGGGAAGCTAACATTAGTACTACCAGTATATTCTAACTCTTGACTGTATGAAATTATTGGATCACCTTCTAGAATTCTTGTTCTACCACCTATGTCATCAGTATCTGTAAATATTTTAAATAATGTATTTGGTACATACGTTACCTCTTCCCATGTTCCAGATGCACTATCACCTGAAGCAAAATAAAAATCTCCTTCAGCAGTATCTTTAAATTTAATACTACCTGTTCCATTAGCACCTGCATTCCAATCAAATACATCATAAGTTGCTATTGACTGACTAGGCATAGCACTCTTGGATAATCCATGCGTGTGCTCATTCTGAATACCACCAACAGGAGACCATCTATTAGATCTTGTATTATAATTCTCATAATTTTTCACATATCTATCTGCTTGTGAAATATCATCATGCCATGAAACTGTTTCATATGCACTAGTATGATAAATGAAATGTGAATGCTCTGGTACTCTCTGAAGCCTTCTTGGATCCATTGTAACACTTACTTTCTGACTTCCTATAACACGTGTGCCTATAGAATCAGTAATTTTTTCATATCCAGTTGTAGTTATTGTGCCAAGAGAAAAGTATGATCCTTGAGATGCTTTATCAAAATACCATGATCCACCTTGTTTAATATTACCATCAGTTCCACCAGCACCGAGCGTGAGTAAACCAATACTAGGTGATCCCACTCCATAAACATTACCATACCCAACAACCTTTCTAGTCTTTAAATCGGGTACTTTAAATGTACCTAAACTTCTACTCTCACCCCAATGCTCAAAAACATTATCAACATTTATTCCTCTTACTGAACCAGCACCAATATTAATTTCTAAATCTAATCCTGTACCACCACCAGCATTAGCAATAGTAAATGATGGTTCAGTGAGATAACCTTCTCCACTCTCTGAAAGATTAACTGATATAACTACACCATTGTCAATAGTTAAAGTTCCTACTATAGTAGTACCACCAGAAGGTGCAGCATCAAATGTTATTGTAGTACCAGCAGCATATCCACTACCACCATCAACAATTGTTATCCCTGTTCTTGCAGCACCACCATAATCATTTCCAATGATAGAATATAATACAGGAAAATCACCTATATTATACTCAGAACCATCGCAATAAAGATATCCAGGATACTGATGCTCAGGATTTGTTGGAGTATTTGAATTACCAGGAAGTACAGTGTATGCATTAAATGGTACGTAACTGTTATCATAAACACCAGTTACTGCTTTAAATGTACTAATAATAGAACCAACAGGACTCATATCAGATGCTTTATCTGTATAAAAATTTGGTCTAGTATTTCTATAGGTTGGTGGTGATGATACTGTCATTTATCAAATCTTAATTAGGTATTCTAATATTATAAATGGTGATGTTACATTATCAACTGATCTTGATTCATCTACAGATAACTGTAATTTAGTTTCAAGTAAATCTGCTGATATTTCTGCTGCATCAGTCCTCAATTCATATGTATGATCTTCTTTAACTAGATTCACCTTGTGGAAATGTTCTGTTGGATCTTCTCCACCTGTATATAAAGGTTCAGTTTCAGTAAATTCATTAAATAATCCAGGATAAGCCTGCTCTCCAGCAAATTGGTGCATGTCATTTGATTGTAATGGCAAGTACTTATACCATGAATCACCTTTCCAATCCTCTGGTACACCTTGTGCTCCTTGAACATACTGTGCTACAAGAGGCTTTGTACTGTTGATGGACTCCTTATCGTAAAATCCACATCCCAAGAAAGTCCAAATTTGAGATTTCACATCTGTTTGTGTAGTACCATCAGGTGAGTAAGGTGGATCACTAGCAGGATAATCAGTCCACGCATTAACTGTACTACCTCCACCCACAGTTGTTACACCATTTGCTTCCATGTATGCTTCTGTTGGTGATAGACACCAATATTTCCATTGATTCCATAAATCTGCATCTTGATGATTGTTGTAACATGCACCACTATAAGCAGTGGGTCCAGTAGCAATTGGGTTAGATGTTCCACTAGTATCACCAAATCTAAACTGATAAACATCTGATATCGCACCAGAAACAATTGCTTTACATGGTCCCTGAGCATTTCCTGGCCAATTACTTCCCATTGGAGATGTGGTTGCAACCATCCATTTATGCACAGGAACAGTGGAAGCATTCAGTAATCCAACTGGTCCTTGCATTTTTGGCTCTTTAACCAAACTAGGATTGTTCTCATCAACTTCTCCATTTGCTTTTAATCTAGTTCTAACACCATAATGAAAATGTGCATGTCCATGTAGAGCACTCGCATCTACTGCTTCAGTTTCAGTTCTTTTACCAGAAGTTGTACCAATAGTATATGAAGGTCTTCCTCTCATCGGTATATCATAACTAGGAATAATAAAATTACCTGTATACTGAACGTCTATGACTCCATTAGTAGCAGCAATTGCATCAGCATCTATACCAATACCAGAGCGACTCTTTTCATTACCTTGTTCTGTAGTTACTCTAACATTTAAATATTGTCCACCACCACCTGCACTACCAGTAGGAAGTGGATATTTAGATCCTAAATCTGGTACTACAAATTGCTCATCACTTACTGATTGTAATGGTTCATTAGCAAGATTCTTTCTAACAAACTTACCACCAGTTCCTGTGCCACATATAGAAGCAAGTTGTGGGTAATCTTCAGCATTATATACCCTACCATCACATCGTAAATAACCTGCTGGTAAATCTCTCTTCATTGATGAAGAGTTAATTTCACCACTAACTTCAACTGGCCAAATAATAATTTGACCTGTTACATTACCATATTTTGCTCTTTCTTTTGAATAAATTGTTGCCATTTAATATGCCTTGATAATGTATACACATGCCATTGATGGCTGAGTTGTAGTTACTGTAATATTTAGTGCGTTATCCTCATTTAATGGTGTAACATCTCCTAAACTTATATCACTAACAGCATATGTTGGTTGTGGTTTTAAAGAACCAACAGACATTTGTAAATCAAAAGTTCCATGATTATGCATACCAAATGTTGAATCGTTAGGGTTTAATGATCCTACATTGTTTAATGTCATTGGCCAAGTACCATCTTTAAATGTTATATCATATGGTGTTGTTGCACTAGCATCAGTTTCTATATTAGAACTAAGTTCAAGTGTATAAACATAATCAGTAACATCATTACCAGTTCTTGATATTTTTCTTATATGAGTACCTTTAGGAATAAAAGGACCATCAACCATTTGATAAGGACGTACCTTATCTTCAATATAATAATCTGTTGTGTTTGGTGGAGTTCCGTCAGTCTTAAGTGTTCTAATATCTGTACCTGCTGGTAATGCAATTTCATCTGTATTAGGATTAAGTGTTACACCAGTTACTGTAAACCAATTGTTAGGATCCTCTGGATTATCAGGTACTTGATTTAAATTTGATCCTGTATCATAACCAAAATAGTTTCTTCTATTTCCTTGAACCTGTGGTCTAGGATGCATACCAGTCCATGAAGGATGATAATGATCTGGTTTATCAGTAGTTGTTGGATCATTATCAAATGGTTCATATGTAAAATCCTGAGTATATGAACCTACATCTGGTCTATTAACAGTTTGTGTAGATGCTTGAGGACTATTTCTTGTTGGAGTACCATCATGCCATGATGGTGCTGGTACTGTTGACCAATAATCTTTTCCAGTGTCATTTGTGAATTCATAAAATTTATCCATAACTGGCAAAGTATGCTCATGCTGATCATCACCATAATATGCTATTAAAGTTGCACCAGATTGCCATGATGGATTTTTAGTATTTCCTCCTACAATTTCACACTCATTTGCTGATGAACGAACCAGATCACCACAACGTGAATGTGGCTTATCACCACCCATGACAATTCCAGCAGTATCAAATACTTGAGGTCCAGAGAATGATGGAGCAGCAGAAGGGAATGTCAAACTATGATTATGTGCAGGTATATGATTAATACCTAACTTCCTACTAATTGTAGTAATAGAAGTAAAGAAATCTGGATCA